TCCGCTGCTGCCTCGCCTGCGACCGGCGAGGCGGTCACGGCGAAGAACGCCAGCGCAGCAAGCGGGAATCCGGCCGGCGCGACTACGCAACCCACGATTCCGCCGCAAGCAACCGATCCCACGGAGTCAGCCAGCACGGCGCAAGCAATGGATACCGCACCCGAACCGGTTGTCGCTGCTACCAGCGAACCGGTGGCGCCTGATGTGCCGCAAGTGACGGTGCAGGTGCCGCCGGTCACGATCGAATCGCCACTCCAGGTAACCGAAACACCGATCGCCACGACCGATTTCGTGGTGCCGCCACGGCCAAGCATCACCGTGGCGCCACGTCCCGTGGCGCCGTCGGCACCGCAGATCGAGGTGCGTCAGCGCGACATTCAGACCGTGACCGAGCGGCCGGCTCTGCGCGAGCTGCAAGGCCCCGCGCCTGAAGTGGCGGTGCGCGCAGCAACGGCACCGGAGGTGCGCGAGCGCGAGATCGTCGTGCCCGACCGACCCCAGCTGACCGCGCCGTCGATCCGGCCGCGCGAGATTGCGCCCAGCGTGCGCATGCCTGAGGTTGCGGTGCGTGCCACCGAGCTGCCCAGCGTCCCCGAACCAGCGCTGGTACCGCCCGCGCCGCCAGCTCAACCGGCACCGGCCAAGCCGGCAACCTCGTCGGCGACGGCCAGCCCACCTGCTGCGCAGGCTTCGCCAGCCAGCTCGGCACCACAAACCACGCAGGCCAAATCGGCCACACCGGCGCAAGCCGACAAGGCGGCAGCCTCTTCCGCTGCCACGCTTGCCGCCAGCAGCAAGGCCGGCCCGCAAGCGGCCGACCGTAGCGGCGGCTGGGATGTCGCGGCCAATGCCGACGACTGGAGTAAGTCCGACCGCAACCGGCGCGGCGACAGCAGCGGTGCGAACGGCCAACGCGATGGTGTCTTCAACAGCGACGGCAGTGTGCGGGTGGCCGGCAGCGGCGATACCGGCAGCGGCGCGGGCGATCGTGGGCCGCCGGGCAGCGAAACCGACACCTGGACCCGCGATCAGATCGCCCAGGGCGGCACCTGGCTCAAGCGGCCGCCGTATGGCTACACGCCGACCTCGCTGGACAAGTACTGGATGCCGAACCAGTCGCTATTGCAGGAATGGGTGCGCCGCGGATTGAAGAAGATCGAGATTCCGATTCCCGGCACTACCACCAAGATAAGCTGCGTGGTGTCGCTGCTGCAATTTGGTGGCGGCTGCGGTCTCAGCGACCCCAACCTCAACGATCAGCCGGCCACTGCCAGACCGCCGCCGGATGTGCCGTTCAAGCGCGAGTTGCAGGAAGACAACGGAGCGGTGCGGTGATGGCGAATGATCCTGCGGCTCAGTGACCAATGCCAGCGACGCCACGGGCGAAATTGGCGCCTGCGTCCTAGAACGACCGGCAGAAAACAGCCGGAACCCGAGCCACAAAGCGAGATGCATCGGTGACCAGCGGTGGACGCGAATTCCTGAAGTGGTTAGCTGCCGCCTGCATGACAGGCGATCACGCCTTGAAAATTCTTGCGATCGGATACGTGCCAGTCGTAACAGAATTAGGGCGGGTGGCATTTCCGCTGTTTGCGCTGGTGCTCGCCTATAACCTTGCCCAACCCAAAGCGGATGTCGAGAAGTCAGTAAAGCGGCTGTTTCTCTGGGGTCTTATCGCCACGCCGGTTGCAGCCATCGCGTTTCAGCGCGTGTTTCCGCTCAACGTTCTGCTGTCTTTTGCATTGGCGGCAGTGTGCATTCTGGCGATCGAGCGCAGCCGCTGGGTGTTCTTTGCTTTATGCGCGCTATTGGCGCCAGCGGCGGTTGACTATCGATGGAGTGGACTGGCGATCGTACTGTGCGCTTGGGTGTTCTGGCGTAACCCATGGCAATGGCGCCTGTCCAGAGGCGTCCTGGCGCTGGTCCTGATAGTGCTGCCGGTGGGGCTGCTGTGCTTGGTCAACGACACCCCCTGGGGATTGCTGGCGCTGCCGTTGCTGTTACTTGCCAAAGTGCGAATACCGGTTCCGCGCTCGCGCCGGGCGTTCTATTTTTACTACATGGGGCATCTATTGGTATTGAGCCTGCTGTCATACGCCTTACTCTGACACCTGGCGGCCCTTGCTCCGTGTAGCCTAGTCAGCCAACGTAGGCCGATGATGTCGAGACAGGCATTCCAACCGTGTGCTCGTAGATCCGTAGCGAGCGGCCTAGGATGGCTTCCAGGGTCTGCGTGGCGCCGTCATCCGCCGGCATGCCGATGGTCTGGATGCCGGCCAGCATCAGGCGCAGGTCGCAGGCTGAGAGCGATCCAGCCAATGGGAAGTACACACTGGCGGCCGATGCATTGGAAGACGGCGAGCAGTGGCTGCAGGCGTCACGCGCGATCAATGTCTGCAACTGTTGCAGCCCACCGACGTGGGCTTATGTCGAGCAGTTGGTGGGTGAGGTGTCCTAGCTAACTCTGGATGAGCTTCTGACATAATATACATTATGCGAAATCGGTTATTGGCGCGGCATCGGCTCGGCTACGCTGGATCTGGCTTTGGATCAAAACTTGCCTGCCGAACCGTTCCCCTCGCGAAACGGAACTCGCCGCATGACTGATACCTACGACCTAGACCAACGCCCGCCGTGCTGGCCTGTCGGGACGCAATGCCCAAACAGTTGCGCAGAGGATCTGCACCGCCGCGTCGTCCGGAACCACGTGGAACTCACAGGCCCTTGGGCTGGATGGAGATTGGCGGGTCGAGATCTTGTTGCGCCTACTGGTGAACGCATCCCAGAACTTCGCCTGCGCGGCTTGCTCTGGCATGCCAATGCCTGCGACATCCGAGATTCGGCACGCAATAGGAACGCAAAACGCAAGGCGGTTCAGCAGTCCATGATCAAGGTGGTCGTAGTGGACCTAGCGGACTGGCGGGAACGCCACTTCGGTCGCGCTGGCTGAGACAAGCGTCACCGTAGGGGGCTGATGCCCCCTACACCCCCGGGGCTACAATGCGCCCACAAACAGGGGGAAGCATGGAACGCCAAGAACCGACACTGGGAAAGCCCGCAGGACTCGAAGAAGTCGAATTCCGCCCTCGCACCTATCGTGGCCCGACACGCCCCGCGACCAATGAATCGGATTTCTGGCTCAAGGCAACCGTATGTCTTGTTGCGCTGGTTGTCGTGGCCGTTGGTCTCATCGAATGGAACGCTCGCAGACAAGCCGCAGCCATGACAGCCGAGCTGATGCGCCCAATGACACCAGCAGAGAAGCGGGAACTTGATCGCCAGGTGGCTCAGATCGATGCAGAGGACGCTAGGGATCTGGCCAACTTACGGAGGCAGATCTGGCAGGAAGCGCCGCAAACCGAGCCCTACGTTCCCTCACCACTGAAGGCCGGGGAGCGCTGCATCGAAGGACGCAGGCTGAAACGCGTGTCTAATGGCTGGACCCAGGTTAGAGAGCCGTGCTAGCTACTACATTTCGAGCGTCGTGGCTGGCGTATACGTGCTTGGATGACTCCCCGGCGATTCGGGGAACGTGCCCTGCACCCGCACGCCTTTGCTGACCACCGTTCCAGCTGGCGCTTCCTGCTGCTTTGCAGGCTTCTCGGGCTGCTCATCCTTACCCTGCTCCGTCCTGGCGTACTCGCGACGCTCCTGCGGGGGTTTATACGGGTTGTAAGGCTCGCCCCAACGCGCCACATCGCGGCAGACATCATCGCGGACCACCACGCGTGTGTTCTGCTCGGTGACGCAACGGCAGCTGTTGTCACTGCTCATGCAGAACATGTGCGGATCTGCACGGAACTCGCGTCCCGCAAAGCCTGGCGCTGACCACGGCACGTCCTGCACCAACGGTGTGATTTCGCGCATGTAGTCCTCACCGCTTGCGATGGCTCGCCTGGCGGTGCTACCCGATGGCGCTCCGGCGGACGCCTGGCCCGGCTGCGCCGAAGGCGCAGTCTTGGCCAGCTCGTCCGCCTCCGCTTTTCCATGGATGCCCTTCCAGAACAGCCACCCGAAAACGCTGAGGCCTAAAATGATGGCAATCGGCCCGGTGATGAGGACCTTCTTCAGCAGAGACGGCATGCGGTACTTGACCGTGTGCAACTCCGCACTCTTGTAGTACTTGAAATATTTCTCCGGCAGCTTCCACAGCTGATAGTCGTACAAGCCTTTGATGCGCTTAAGGCCCAGCCGCACCTCATCCATCACCTGATGATTGCGAAAGATGAAGGTCTGATCCTTACCCGACTGCCGCAACAGATGTTCGTGGAAGCCCACCAGGCCCCGCAGGTGCGTGTCGAGGTAGTTAGGCTGCTGCGTTGCCAGCACCAGGCGCACACCCAAATGACGGATCGTCTCCATCGCGCTGATGTACTCAGGCGGCTCACCGCCACGCCGCGCGCGGAAATACTGCTGCGCCTCATCAACGAAGAGCACTGCGCCGGCAGGCAGATCGCGCCACTTCGTTGGATCTTCCCACGGCGTGACGCCGGGCACGCTGATCCCATTGATGTTGCACGTGTAGACGTGCGCACCCTGCTCCACCAACTCCACAATGCGCTGGGTCATCCGTAGCGACTTGCCAGACCCAGGCAAACCGGTCAACAGGGAAATAGAGGCGGTATCACCGATCATTCGTCGCGAGCCTGATTTGCACGGGTGAGGAACACGCGCTGCACGCCCTGGATGCCGTAAGCGCTGAGGATGATTGAAATAGCAGTGTCGAGGCCGAGCGCATGCACCCAATTGGCGGCCAGAGGGGGCACCAGCTGCCAGGCACTGACGGCCTGGTCAATCAGCGGGTCGTACACGAACGCTTTGCCTGCAAAGCCTAAACCGAGCGCGCCTAGCGCCTTGGCGGTCCACAGCGCCAGCTTGAGCTTCATCAGCTTGTTGAGCAGTCCGCCGAGCGCGCCGAGCCACGGAACATCGAACGAGAACCAAGACATTAGGACCTCCAAAGAATCACGAACGCGGCCACCATCGCGGACGCAATGACAATTTTCTTGATGATCGAGAGAGCGTCGTAGAACTGCGCGTTCAGCGTGAACGGCGTGCCCATGATGTCGATGTTGCCACCGAGCAAATCACCGCCGCCGATGCTCAAGCGCGTTTGGTCGAAATGGGGACCAGGCTTGCCGTCTGATGCCCACAGCTTTGCCACCTCGCCCTTTTCGTCATCGCCAGCTGCATCTGCTGATCCACGATCGGAATCGGCCTTCGCTGCGTCACGCTCTTTTTCGAGACCGCACCGCGTGCGCCAGGCCTGCAACACCTGGGAATACTCCGCAGATTTGCAACTCTTGCCAGCACACACGGGCACGTCGCCATCGCTGCAAGTGACACCAGCCGTCACTTCGCCGCGATCGGTATTGCATTGAATCTTCCACGTGAATTTCAGCTGCAAGCACTTCAAGGTGTCACCGACGCAGATAGGCGACGCGTTGCAGTTACCACTATCGGTCGCGCTGTCCTTGCTGTCCTTGTCGCCCTGTTTATCGTTGCCCGGCTTCGTCCCGTTGCCAGAGGTATTGCCGCTGCCATCAACAGTGTTATCGCCGGTACCGTTCTTAGAACTACCGCTAGGGACCTTGACGTAGTTCGTCACGTTATACGTGGTGCACGTGTTGTTGACGCATGTGGTCTGTTGGTGCCCATCCGTGCGTTGCCACTCACCATCGGGCGGCGGGATCGGTGGAGGCGTCACAGGATCACCCTTAGGCGTTTTACCCTGGCTGTCATCGCCGTCTGTTTTCTTCCCGGTCTCGCTGGGCTTCCAGCAGAACGTCTTGCCAGTGGATGCCGTAGCGCAGTAGTCGCCGTTTTGCTTCATGCACCCGGTTTGCCCGCTGCCGAGGCCAACACACTCAGGCGGCTTCTCTTTAGTCTGTTCCTGCACTTCCTGCTTCGCGTCAATCGGCGCGTTGCTGTTGTTCTGGGTAGAGCACACGTCGCCCGTGTAGTACCGGTTGACCATGCCATAGGTCGTAACACCACCGGCTTGCCCAGATATGGGCGTGCCTGCAACCTTGCAGCCCCCGTAGCACGTGCTAGGAGCTTGCGCGAGGTTGGCACCACTGTCACCTAGCGGAGCGGATGCATTGAGGCTCTCGCACGTCTGACCCTCATCCCAGACCCATTGTCCGTAGGTTGTTTCTGCCCATCCGTCAGAAAAGTTGCGCTCAATGTGCCCCTCAAAGACACGTCTGCCGCTAAGCGGAACGCATCGAGGATTGCGCCACTGATTGGGCGAGCCGGCGACCATTTTTGCGCCGTCGGCGTTGCACAAGTAATTTGCTTCACCCTGATTAACAGCGGCATGCGCGCTGCCACTGCACAATTGCAGCAGCAGCCCAAAACATGCAGCCACGACGACATAGGCAACTCGCCTCACCACCGCGCGTGCGAAATACTGGCCGAGTCCGCGCATCACCGCAGGCCGTCCGCGATGACCTTGGCGGCCATCATGTACCAGATGAGTAGAACTGTTCCGGTCATATAAAAAAGGGCGGGTTTCCCCGCCCTGCCCTGTTCAAAAGAGGCTTACTTGCCGCCGATCAGGCCGAAGGCCTTCAAGGTCCACTTGCCCACTGCGTAGGCGGTGTAAAGCAGCACCGCTGATGCAACCATCGCGGCGACAGCTGCAATGGCGGTTGTGGGATCGAAGGCGCCAGCAGACTGCGCGAACGCAGCCGGCGCGGTCAGAGCAGCAGCACCACCGAAGGCAAACGCCTTGGCCTTGTTGCCGAGCGTGGACAGGTGTGCGCGCAGGGCGCGGATATTCTTGTGGTTCATTCTTCTTCTCCTTTGCTTGGGATGATTAGCCGTAAGGCTGCGATTATTGCGAGGCCAAAAACCATTGCTGGCCCCACGGTATTGGCCTGTTCTACCGTGGGCAGCATGTCCACCCAGCTGGGTTGATCCAGCCAAGCAGTTTGGGAACACGTGCCGTCCTGCGCGGGCACTGCATCGATACAGGTGAGGACACGTGTCATGAGGCTATTTCCGGGTTGCGCCATACCACGCTGCCGCTACCGTCAACGCGCCCAGCACGAAGCCGGTGCCGAGAACGATGTAGGGGTGCGTGGTGTAGATCAGAACGGCCATGGATTACGCCGCAGCACGTGCATGTTTGGCTGCGCGCAACACATGGAACTTGCTGTAATTGATGGCACCCTTGTTGACGGTCACCATGGCTTCCAGATCAAGCTCATATTCCCCGGGCTGATAGGCGGCTTGGCCCTTCTCCAAACGTACGTCCAGCGGGTACGCGAAGCCGCCAGCTTCGAGCTTGGCTTTCTGCTTGCGGGTGGTGTATTCCCGGTCCTTGCCCTCGTCGTCCTTGAACGTGCCGCCACGCTCATCGACTTCGGCACTCAACACGGTGACTTTGATTGCGCTCATGGTGTTACCCCTTCTAAGGTTTGATTGATGCCCGCGATTTCGGGCCATTGATTGGCTACGTCTGCTGTTGCCCACGCCGGTAGCCGATGCGACGTGCAGGTGCTGATGACGGCATGCAACGCGTCAGGCGTTGGGCAGTGCCGCACGATGAAATTGAGGGTTGCGCCGTACTGACGTTTGATGTGGCGGCGTGCGCTCTTCCACGTGGCATCCACCGCAGCCTTGGTGATGTCCATGCGGAGCGCCACGCAGTTGAGGAAGTTCAGCACCGGATAGGCGCCGAGCAGATAGCCGGCCGGGTCACGCAAGATGTCTAGCGACAGGTCTTTGCGGTTGGACGCCTTAAATTGAGCCTCGTAGCGCACCCACGGCGATTCCTTGTCTCCCTGTTCCCTGCCCTTCTCATACACGCGCAGCTGCTTTTCTGATTTCTTGGTGCCGACATACAGCGTCTTGCCGTCGCCGCTGTCGTAGTCATCAATCAGCTGTGCCTTGGGACGCTGACCACGGTTGTCAAACTCACCATCGGAATACCAGGTCTGCGCGAGCTTCAACGGGTACTTGCCCAGCAGATCGTCGGCCGCAGTGTCCACACGGGTTAACCGTCCAGCGCAGCTTTCGAGCTTCGCTCGAAGCTCCAGCCACCGCTTCGCATGGCCGCAGCGCGCTGCGCTCACCATTGCGCACCCGGCACCGGTCAACTCGATACGCGCCGTGTAGGTGCCATCCTTGCGGCGACACTCTTCACCGCCGAACTCGATGATGCCCACGTGCTTGCCGTCGCGGTCGAGGACACGGACGCGCCAGGTGTAGAAGCTGCCGGGGCCTGCCTGCTTGTCCAATTCCATGCCGAGGCCGGCGAAAAAGAACGTAAACAGATTGATCGCAATGACCATGGCGTTTTCGGCGCATGCGTCCGACCACTGGCGGACCTCTTCGGCGTCGTCGCGGTCGAGGTAGCCGACCTGGCGCAGAACAGCGAACAAATCTACAGAGGCAGAAAACCAATCGATGATCACCGTCAGGGTGCCATCACTGTTCCTGAATTCACTGACTCCCCTGTTAGACGAGGGGAGTCCCGACACCGCGACCTCGCCGGCCATCAGCGGCCACCCTTGCGAGCAGCAGAAACGAACAGCGGCGCAACCAGCACACACACCGCGAAAACGATGAAGGCCACACGCCCGAAAAGCGCAAAAAGGCAGACGGCAGCACCGACCAACACAACGAGATAGAAGGCAGCGCGGAATAGATCAACCACGGCGTACCTGCCGTTTGGCATTGGCGACCAGAGCGGCAGCGCGATAGCTAGAATCGAGGGCTTGGAACACGCGGAGGCGCGCGTAGCGCACATAGCCCAGGGCGGCGCGCAGAAACAGGCACACGACCAGAACAACCAGAATGGCGAAGTTAACGTGATGCGTCACGGATGTTGCCCCCTCCCCTGCCCCTTGACGCGGACCCCGGAGGGGAGCCGGGGGCGCGGTGTATCGAGTCTCGAGACACGGGACGAAGTAAAGTGGGTCGAGACAATAATGTCAAGAGGGTCGATACATGCAAAGCGTGGCGGAACTGCTGGACGCGATCAAAGAGCGGAGAAATCTGACGACTGACAGCGCGTTGGCAGCGGCGTTAGGAGTGAGCCGGCAGACCGTGAACAATTGGCGTCAGGGCAGAAATACGCCCGATCCAGTTGCATGCGCGACGATTGCCGGGCTGACAGGAGAGCCACTGGCACTGGTGATGGGTATCGCTGGAGAGCAACGCGCCATAAGCCGCGAGGAGAAGGCCGTATGGCGCAAGTTGGCCGCTACTGCCATGACCCTGGCGATAGGGGTCTCACTCGCCCTGCCCGTGCGCGCGGAGGCCGTCAGACACGGGTTCGAAGCGTCACCCACTATACATTATGCGAAGTCGGCCGTGTCCCCGAACGGGGGCGCGGCCGGCCATCTGTCCACCAGCTCCGTGACCAGGCCGAGCGCTTCCGCACCGCCAGGCTGATGCTGCAGCTCACGGTCCAGGCATGCGCCGACCTGCTGCGTGTCAGCGTCCGGACTGTCTCCAACTGGGAAGCTGCCAGGTCACAGATCCCGTACACCGCCTACAAGCTCATGCGGGTCCTGCGTGGCACCAAACTGCTTGGACCGACCTGGTCGGGTTTCCAGATCCGCGGCGGCGTTCTGATCACGCCTGAGGGCCGTGAGCTGCGATCGACGGACCTGGCCTGGTGGTCGCTCCTGGTCCTTCAGGCGCAGGAGTTCCAGAACGAGCGTGCTAGGCTCCGCGACGCTAAGCCCGTGCACCTGGCCACAGCGATGGCCTCTCACTGCCGCGCACCCAAGTGGTTGCTTAAGCCCTCTGTGTCTACCAAGTGTCGTCAGAGTGTCGACACATCCGGGACCTTTTCACCGGCTGGACCGGTCAATAAGACCTCCGTTGTCCTCGATCGCCGCCACACCTTCGCAGCTGCAGCCGGCCGATCGTCGGTTGGCCCGAGCAGTAACACGTGCCAAAAGTCAGAGCGGAGGCACGCATGAAGGTCGAGATCCTCACCGGTGCCCGCAAGACGGCCCCTAATGTCCGCTTGGTCGAGCCGCTCAAGAGCGAAGCCTCCACCAAAGCCAAGACCCTTGGCATCTCGCTCAACGCCCTTGTTTCGATAGCTGTTAGGCAGTACCTCGATGGCCAAATGCCTCAGCAGGCTGCCAAGCAGCATGATCCAGTCCCTCAGCTGGTTGTGTCGTCGCCAGGTATGCGCAAGGCACTCGATAACAGCCGGCCAGCTGTGGCGTCGCGACCGGCCCCTGGAGGTACGATCGGGTCCGGGCGCGACGCCCCCCTGCCCCGACGCACCACCAGCAAGCCTCACGCCGGTGAGCGTGCGAAGTTCTCCTTTACTCCTCACGGATCTGAGCTGAAATCTACCGGGCTGCCTAGTGAGGCCCTTGCTTTGTTCCTGTTCTGCCCGCACCGAACCGTCCCTGCTGGGATCCTCGGTGCCAGCTATCACCACGAATACGTCATGGCAGGTAAGCACTCCGAGACGCTATGGCAGCGCACTCGCTCACAAGGCGAGTTCTAGTTTCGTAACGCGTCACCAAATACAGGGGGAACTATGCATCCGCGCACCCGATTTCGCGCTCGTTGTCATCGCCGCTTACGCAACTATCGCTATGGTGTTTTGGGCTTCTACGGCTCAGTCACGTTCCCTATCAGGAAGCCCTACTGCTGGGCCATGTTCAAGTTCATTGAGATCTTCATTTTCTTCTACAAGACCATTGACCGACCAGATCTTGCCCTCTGCTTCGGTCGTATCTGGCCAGCCAAGCTAGAGATGTGCATCAACTCGCTCAACGAGTCTGGCGATCGACGTGTAGTATTTTTCTGA